AGCAGCCATAGCATCCTTTACAGGACCTACCATATTTACATTAAATACATTTTCTAACTCATCTTCATCAAATCCAAACTCTTTTAAAAACTCATCAAAGAATTTTCTATCATTACCTTCAAAACTAGGATCTATGCTAAGAGGAAGGGTGACAGTCATATCACCTTTCTCTATCTTGCCTGACTTAACTGCTTGATCTATTTGTTTCTGCATCATTTGGACCAAAGGGTCATTAGCTGCAGCTTCTTCAAACTTGCCTTTTTGGAACTCTCTAAATGCAGCTTCTAAATTCTCTCTTGCATCTTCTGCACCAAAATCAAATAGATTTGATGCTTTCTTTTTGCTTGGAGATTCTTTGTTGATCAATGCAAAAAATTCTTTATATTCTTTTCTTAGCTTTCCTAATTTATCTTCTGTAGCTTGAACACTATCTGTAAGAGCATCATTTTTTTCTGCAGTTTCTTCTGCTGCATCACCGCCATCATTAAAGGCTTTTCCTAGCAAAAAATAGGTTCCTGTAGCTGCTGCTGCAGCAAGAGCTATACCTTTTAGATTACCTGTCAAAGCAGTCATTCCTACTTGTATAGAAAAAATACCTTTCATGACATCTCTAATAGTTTTAAAGGCATCTTTTATCATTTTTAAATTTTTGACTATTAGGAATACTGCAGTCCCTGTTAGAAGTGATATAAATAATCTAAGATTCTCTAATACTAAAACAATAGGCTCTAAAAGAACTGTAAATGCAACTGCTAAAACTCCGCCTACAACTTTACCAAGACTTCTCATCTCATTAGTTGCAGTGGATGTTCTTTTTGCTAGATCTGTCAAAGTAGATGTTAGACCGCCTTCACCTATAGCTACCATGAACTCAGCACTTGCATCCTTCATGTTTGATATAGCACCTGATAAAGTATTAAGTCTTTCTTCAAGAGCTGTAGGGAATGTTTCTCTTCCTATAGTTCTAAGATAATCAATAACAGCTTCACCGCTTCTTTCAATCGTCTTTGTCACGCCATCAAAAGTGACAGTGATTTTATCACCATCTTGAACAGCTCTTATACCAAACTGCTTCAACATCTCCATCTCACCAGTAGTAGCGTTGAACGCTGCCTGAGCTAGATTCTCAATGGATCTACCCATACCTGCTGCTAAATTACCAAAGTCAGTCATGACATCAGAGGTTGGGACAACACCTGCCAACTTAAGTCTTATAAATGCTTGTGTGACTTCTTGAATTTGGAATGTAGTGCCTTTGGTAAAGTCTCGGATAACAGCCATAGCATTACCCGCACCCTCTGAGCTACCAGTGACAGCTCTTAAGGTTGCTTCAAGATCTTCAAATTCTCTTATAGTTTGGACTGTTTGATTTACTACTAAGCCTAGACCGATAGTAGCAGCAATACCTGACATGGCTTTAAAAGCCTTATTGACACCATCTGTTTTCTTTTTTGTTTCCCCTAGCTTTTTATTGACATCATTCATGCCCTTCTTGAGCTTCTGAGTCTCAGCTTTGATTTCTACTAGGAGTGTATTGATTGTTTCAGCCATTAGTCAGGGTATAACTCCATAAGTTCATTCATTCTACCTGAAGTCATTGGCTTGGGTTTTTCTTCCCCTGATCCATTGAACTCAGAGAATCCTTCTAAAGCAAGGAAGATCTCTTTAGGACTCATATCCCAAAATGATTCAGGAGAAATGCCTATCATGCCAACGCAAATCTGAAAGTAGCGTCTAATAGGCAGGGATTCACTTGTTATTCTCCCTCTTTCTGCTTTCCCTCTGCTGCTTTTTCCTCTGAATTGTCAGTTAAGGTTGATGCTAATAAGGTAGCTACAACGCCTGTTGTCTTTACCAGTCCTGCTTCCTCTACCATGTTAATGACATCTTCTCTTTGAACATCATTACCACCACCTCTCAAGGAAGGTACTAATACAGCAATAAGATGGGACATCATAATATCACCCTCACTCATCTTCTGAGTAAGTTTGATTATTCCCATTCCACACGCTGCTTCAATCTGCATGATTGAATTTACTGTTATTCTAGCTTTGTATTCTTTACCCGCTAGAGTGACTAAGGTTTCACCCTTAAGACTGTTTACTGCTTTCTCCGCCATCTTTTGATTTCTCCATTTTGGATGATGCTCCTGCATCAAAAGTTATTTTAATCATGTCACCTCTTAGAATAACAACTGATGAGAGGACCTTAAGATCCTTCCCATCAATGTTTATTGTCTCACCAATCTCTGCAGTATTTGGGATCTCAACATAGTCTTTCTTAGCCATAGCATCTATGACTTGTTTTCCTATCTTGACTTTTACCTGTTTCCAAGCCATCCAATACTCCTAGCTATTAATTAAACTGCTGCGTAAGTTATATAACCTGCACTCTCAAAACTCATTGAGTAAGTGACTTCTCCGTTATATTCACCTGCATACTCCAAACTCGTTATCTGCATAGCACCCGTGAGAGTACCAAAATCAGGTATTAAGAATTGGAAGTTTTTAAATGCTGCAGTTTGTGCTGATGATCCGTCTGATGTATTCATTTGACCAAAGAAAGCTGCTCTAACTGTTTCTTCTGTTGAAGCATCTGTAAAGACACCTGAAGCTGATATAGAGACAGAGTTCATTCCGCCACCTGCTAATAATGCTCTATGACCTAGAGAATCTTTGCTAGTAACATCTACAGACTCATCATTTAAAGTGATTGATGTTGACCTTAAACCTCCAACAGTAGCATAAGTGCTACCACTGGTATTGATCTTCAGTAACATATCTAACCCTTTTTGTGCTGCCATTTTTTTCTCCTATAAATAAATTAGATTATCCTAATATTATTGCTCGGAATCGCATGATCCCATGTCTAGTAACACCATCTGGGTCCCTCATTATATCACTATATTCAAATCTTACATTTATTAGATTGAATCCAGTAACGCTAATACTACTATCATGCAGCAAGTCATGAACTTTGTCCATAATCTGCTTACATTCTTTTGAGCCTTTATATTGTGACCAAATATCTATATTAACAGTGTATTCTCCACCATCAATATCTTTGGTGCTGTAATCAATAGCTGTTTCTTCTCCTATTGCAATAAATGGATAGGCTTGATTCTGCTTAACTTCATCTACTACTCCACAAGATAAAGTATCAGTTATAGCAGCTACATTTAGGGTAGTGAATATTGCTTGTTGAAATGCAAACTGTCCTATAGCCATTATACTATTCCGTCATCTTTAAACATTTTCACTATCTTTCTCCTATTCTTTTCTAATGCAGGTGACATAAATGGTCTAGGCATCATAGTAGTTGTTCAAAACTCCAATGCTTGTGAATAGGGTGCTGCTGAAACTATCTGACCTACCATAGATCCATTTGATCTTTTTTTAACATTCATTGTGATATTGCTTCTTAAGAATCCTGTATCCGTTGCAGGTGGAGCCCCTGCTATAGAAGCCTGATGTACTCTTCTCTGATTATATTTTTGATATACTCTACCACTACCTTTTTTCCCTAAACTTTCTTTAGCTGTATTTTGGACTAATACAGTTGCTCTACCTATAGTTCCAAAGGCTTTAACTTGAGCTTGTATTGTCAACATCTTTTCCATGTGTTTTTTTAGATCTGCAGCATTTTTAAATGTAGGCATTATGCAGCAACTCCTTCTTCACATAATAACTGAAGAAATCTATCTCTTTCCTGAACATTGATTATGTTCTTAATCTGAAATGTCCTGCCTTCATATTGAATACGCCAAGAGCTATCTATCTCTTTTCTGTATCTTATAAATATTTTATGAGTGACTTTCTCTTGGATCTTGCCTTGTCTATACTGCTCAGAGCCACCTGAAGGTCTTATATCAGCATATATTTGAGCTACTGTTGCATGAGCTACAGTGCATCCACCCGCACCATCAGAGCTTTCTGTACCTGATTGCAGGTCTACTCTGTATCTTAGTTTGCCTATGCTTGTTGGTGCCTTCATTAACCTACACCTTGTAAGTTAGATGAACCTAAACCCCCATGAATTACATATGGAGCATATAAAGATTTTATCATTAGCGGGAATTGTCTTGCTTGTAAATAGTCTATATTGTCTCCTCTATGCTCATACATGAAAGCTATGTGCTGCAACATACCTAATCTAATTGGCTCAGGTATTGAGAAAGGTGAAGAGTATCCTGCAACAAACTCTATCTCTATTGCATTAGCTACTCTAAGGGCTGAAGGAAATGTCTCTCCTGTTCTTAAAACCAGTCTAGCGGGTTCTCTAGCGTTGTCTACATAGTATCTTGAAGCTGCCATAGTGGTTGCATTATCTGAGTCATCATAAGTCTTTAAATGCGTTACAGAGACTACTGGTGACTTAGGAAGGCATATGTAATTCTTATAATAGTTCTTATATGGACCAGTTCTCATTCCTTCCCAAAGGGGATCTTCCATTTCATCAAGTGAATCCATGAATAGAGTATAGGTGGTGGACATTAGAGTCCTTCTTAGATGTTCTTCTGCATACCTTCTAGCAGTTTCAATGAATGGTCTTAAGACTCTTTCATCAGTGTTATCTTCTACTCTAAGATAGTCTTTTACTTCTTGTAATGTGACTGGTTCTTGAGTTGGTTGAGTTGTTATTTTTATACCTGACATTAGATCATAGCTCCTATTATTTGTGAGCCTATAATCAAAACATAAAGACCCCAAATCATTTGTTCCATTCGGACAAATCTTTTAGACCCTGATTCCATACGCTTTTCTATGCTTTCATAGCGTAAAGCACATATCTCTTCATGCTGATCTATTCTTGATTTTGCTGTCTTAGCTGTCATTTAAAGCTCCATAACTTAATAATATTCTTTATATGAGCCATCTGACTTTTCTTCTCTTTTTTTGAGCCTTGTTCTAAATTGTATCACCTGTATATCTACATGACCATATTGTGTAAGAATACTTGACCCCTGCTTTTAGTGGCATACATTCATGTCCATGCGTAACTGCTGCAGGAAATAAGATCATTTTACCTACAGGAACATCTTTATTAGAGAAGCCTTGTCTAGGATAAATAAGCTCTGCACCTAGATAATCGTCATTAAGTTTTACAGATCCAGTGACTAATGAAGCATCATGATGTAAAGCTAACTTGACTTGAGTATCCATAGAATATCTCATAACAAACGCATCTCTTATTCCGTGCATTAGCAATGGTTTCCAATACTGTTCCACTGTAGGGACTATATGATCTTGCCAATGCTTATCAAGCTCTGTAAATAGTTGAGTCTTTTTGTCTTTGTCTATTTGCTGTAATCTAATTTCTTTAGCAGGAAATTTATCATATTCTAAAGAATCCCATCCACCATGATCATCAGCTATTTCAATAAGTCTCTCACATTGCTCCTGAGTCATGAAATCTACTAGAAGCATATCTTTGTCTATCTGTTCTACTTTATTATAGTGGGGGATGTATAAGGCACTCCTAGAGGGATAAAATTCATCATATAAACTGTTAAACTTACCTGCTGCACTTTCACCTCCGTTGCCATGATAAATACAAGGACAACAATAGGTATCAGGGTTATTGAGTTGATCTCCTAGCTTGACTGTTCTGTCATAATTTGTCTGAAATATATAACATTCATAATCAATGCCTATATCAAATTTTCCACTTAAGAAACATTTTTGACAGTAGAGTTGATCATCATCATCATCAGCTATTTTATAATGATTAAATATTTTCTTTAACTCAAAGGCTCTCCCTACATATGTTCCACTGTTAATATATTTAAACTGCGTAGGTGCATCAGGAAACTGATCTGCTATTGATGAATCAGGATAACAAAACAACTCTCCTGAAAAGACTACTTTTTTGCCAAAGTCTAAATATCTTTCTAAGATAGTATCTAAATTATCTGCATAAAATACATCATAGGCATCAGTAAAAACTATTACATCATCATCATGGATAGTTTTTAGATATTCCTTCATAAGGTTTACCTTCATACCACCACCCATGAAGCTCATATCTGTACCCTTCCAAACAATATTAGTGCCAATATTTGTTATAGATACGCCATGATGAGCAGCACTTGTATTTAGTTTAGAGCACTTCTTTCTGTCAGTACCACAAGTAACAGCATGGATCTTAAAGTTTCTAAAAGGCTTACTTTGTTCTATGTCTGAATAATATTCCTTCCTAGATCTCTGATCACAATGATCTATCTTAAACGCAGCAGCATTAATAATATGTCCATTCTGAATACACTCAGGAAGAAACTCATCAACAGGAATAAAGTCTTTATAATCAATCTCTTGCAAGAGTCTTAAAGCACCTGCAGGTGTTAGATAATAAGCTGTCATATTATATGGATAAAATGGT